GTCCAAAGATATGTTCCCAGAAAAATCTAACTTAATAGACTTTTCATTGTTTGGCTCATACGGAAATAATGCAAAATCTTTTTGCTTACCATTGTTTGACATTTTGACCTCCATTAGTCTTGATTGTTTTTTGTTTATTTTGAAATAGTTTCTCTATTTCTTCTTGGTTGTTTTTCCAATCAGAATAGAGTTTATTCAACTTTGTTTCAGTTGTTTGTGAATCTATCCTATCTTTGATTGAAACTGTTTTAGTGTTGCTTTGATTTCCACTTTGATTATTTAAAGCATTAACTAATTCTTCCGCACTAGCATATTCTGAACCTGAAAGTCCAAAAGCTGCTAAACATCTCCCAAGTGCAGAACTAGAACAATTTTCTAAAGCACTTGTTTTATTAATAAATGATGAATTTCTAAATTCCTCTGCAAAGCCTACTGAATAAATTGTTTCACCAATGTAAAGCTCAGTTTTAACAATTACTCTTTCAATATCATGGAATATTACTTCCTCATTAAATCTTGCTTCAGGAAAATATTGCAATAAATGTTTGTGTCTTTCATTAACTGTAGAATATTTTTTACCTTTAATATTAACTGTTGGAATATTTACAGCTTTTTCTAAGCAGAGCCTCCTTCTCTCCTTAAAACCCCCTGATGATTTACTTTTTTCTTCTTGGCTTTTTGTCATTTAGTTCCCTTTCTTCCTTTAATTGTTTATTTAAAAAATCTATTAGTTCTTGTTTTTTATCTATTTGTTTTTTTAATTCTGTTATTTCTTCATCTCTTTCAAGTAGCATATTCTTTTTTATCTTTTGGTCATGTTCTAAATCTTTTATTTTTCTCTGCATAGATGCAGCTTTATTTAAAGTTATATCCATTATTTTTTCTTTCCTTCCATAACTTCCTTTGTAGTTAAATTATAAACTATTCTATATTGCATACCTTGACCAGCCAAACTTCCTGCTTTCATTTTAGCATTAGCAGGAATATTTTTTCTTTGTTGTTCATTAAGTACGCAATAGTCATTAAACCATTGATCTATTGATTTATTTAATTGGCTTGGACTTAAATGGGTAGCACTAAAAGATGTCCATTCCTTTCCTATTTTTTTTAAACTCATTATCAGAATCAATAATATATCAAAAATACAAAGTCAATACATTATTTATACATTTTTTCTTGTAATAATCATAAAAATCAGTAGTAAATAAATAATGATTTATGAAGGGAAAGCATCCTAATATTTTTATGGATTATAGGACTTGTTGCAAATGCAAAAATTCAGCAGATGTAGTTGAGTCATCTAA